AAGCGACAGCGACGTGGGCTAACGGGTTGGGTGAAATCGTCAGCGGAATCAGGGTTTTCTTTATCGACGCTATGAACGGTGTTATCACAGCGTTGAACACGGCGGCGAACACGTTTATTCGCGCCATAAACGGCATCTTAGAACAAGGCAGAAAATTACCTGGCGCGTTGGGAGCGATTTATCGAGGAATCGGTAACCTACAAGAAATACCGCTAAACCTTATCGGCTTGTACGACGGTATGGTTTTTCCCGAGGTCGATGTCACAGGAATATCCGACATCTTCGACCGGCCTGGCAGAACGCAAGGCTCTACTAGTTTCGGCGCTTCTGATTCCTTCATCAGCGGAACGCAACAGCAACGAGGTTTCTACACCGATCGCTTCGGCAGGCAGATTTTCGGTAACATTCCTGCGATGGCTAGCGGCGGAATTGTTATGGGGCCGACTACAGCGCTTATCGGTGAGGCTGGGCCGGAGGCGATTATTCCTCTCAACAAGATGGGTTCGATGGGGGGAACCTACAACATCACCGTCAACGCCGGAATGGGTACTAACGGCGCTCAGATAGGCGAACAAATAGTCAACGCTATTAGGAAGTATGAGCGCACTTCAGGCCCAGTATTTGCGAGGGCGTAATGACGATAACCGTAGAACTCGGCCTAAGTAAATCTTTCACACTCGACGATCCGGTCGCCGGTATTATCGGTTCGACAGAATTCGTTATCGGCGGCGTTTCTTTCACGGATATTAGTTCGCGCGTACGCACCATCAGCGTCAATCGTGGTAAGAACCGTGACCTTGACCGGTTCAACGCAGGTAATCTTTCCGTCGAACTGAATAACGAAGATCGCGCGTTTGACCCGTTATACGCTTCCTCGCCGTTCGCAGGGAACATCGTTCCGCGCCGCGATGTCAGGGTTTCGGCGGACGGTACGGCTCTTTACGTGGGCAAGATTTTGGACTGGAACTTCCAATACGAACCGAACGGCCGGCAAACGGCCTCCCTGGACGCGGCCGACGCTTTAACGTTCTTCGCTCAGCAAGACTTGACGTTTGGCACAGCTACTGCCGAACTGACCGGCGCACGGGTCAACGCCGTACTTTCGCAACCATCAGTCGATTGGCCTATAAGCGACCGTGTCATCGATACGGGCAATAGTCAACTCGGTACAGACGTTTTCACCGGTAACGCTTTATCGTATTTACAGAAAGTGGAACAATCGGAGGCCGGCCTGTTCTTCATCAGCAAATCTGGCGACGTCGTATTCCGCGATCGCTTGACAACGCCGACGGTCGATAATGTGACTGTTTTTGCTGATGACGGATCCGGTATACCTTACGCTCCTGCCGGCTTCGATTACGGCACGGAGCAACTTTATAATGTTGTCACGGTCACGGCTCCGGCCGGAACTGCTGTAGCCTCCGACGCTTTATCTCAAACACGTTACGGTATCGCGGCCGTTTCCGTTGACACACTTATTTCTGATGGCGCGACTGCTGAAGGCTTGGCCGACTTGTTGGTTTCCCGTTACAAGGAACCGGATCTCCGCTTCGATGCTATACGTGTCACGGTCAACGGTTTAGGGTCATCAGATCGCGCGGCGGTCTTGGCTTTGGAGATCGGCGACGTGGCACAAGTGAAACTATCGCCAGGAAACCCACCCGTCGGCCCAAGTATCGAACGATACGGGTTGATTATTTCCATAAAGCATGAGATCGCGCCGGAAGCGCACGAGATTACTTTCGGCCTCGGTTCGCTACAGACATCTCTTTTTGTTATCGGTGACTCGGAGTTCGGTACAATAGGTGTGGGCGCTCCGGGCGTTCTTGGTTTCTAGGAGGCGTGATGGCTGGTGCTGGTTTCAAGCTTTTCGCTGATGGGAATGTGCTTCTCGCTTCGGAGGTCAACGAATACATGATGCAACAGCAGATTATGGTGTTTGCGGATGCTGCGGCTCGGGATGCTGCGATTCTTTCGCCTTCTGAGGGGATGTTCGCGTTTCTAAAGGATGTAGATAAGTTGACGGTTTTCAAAACTAGTTGGGGAGATTTCTAATGGCTGCAGGCGGTTTCAAAGAGTTCGTTGCCGGTGAAGTCCTTGACGAGGATGACATCAACGATTACCTCATGCAGGGTGTCCTCGTCTTCGCTGGGACTGCTGCGCGTGGGTCAGCGATTGGGACAGCTGTGGAGGGCCAGTTTGCGTTCTTGAAAGACACTGACACGCTCACCTATTATTCCGGTACTGCGTGGGAGGAGTTGGCTTCGATTCCATCAGCGGTTGTGTCCGCGACTTCGGGAACACCAACCTTGGGAACGGTGGTTTCAGGTGGGGATACTTTCGACACCTACTCTTATACGGGTGACGGGTCGATTACTTTCAGTAGTGCCGGAACGGTTGATGTTTTGGTGTTGGGTGGTGGTGCTGGTGGCGCTGGTTCTAGCGGCGCTATGGGCTGTGGCGGTGGTGGTGCTGGCGGTTGGGTGCGCTTACCTAATTTTTTTGTGTCTGCTGGAACCGTGACTGTAACTGTGGGTGCTGGTGGTGCCGGTGGTGTGGGGGCTAACTTGGGCGCTATGGGAGGCCAAAGTATTTTTAGCGGTGTTGTTATGCCTGGTGGCGGTGGTGGTGCTAATGGAAATATTGCCGCTAGAGACGGGGCTTCGGGTGGTGGGGGTGGTGCAGAAACTCTAGCAAACCGACAGGGAATTACAGTTTCTCCGGCTATCGGTAATAACGCTGGCGCTGGTTTTGGTTCAAGCACAGGTTCACAAAGGTCTGGTGGTGGCGGCGGTGGTCAGGGAGCTGTCGGCGGAACCGGAACAAACAGTGTCGGCGGTGCTGGTGGTGCTGGTGTTGCCTCAGACATTACAGGCACCAGTCTTTTCTATGCTGGTGGAGGTGGTGGTGGTCAGCGTGGTGGCACTCCTGCTGTGGGCGGTTCTTCTGTTGGTGGCGCTGGTGGCGCGACCACCAACGCTGGTAACGCTGTAGCAAACAGGGGCTCTGGTGGTGGTGGAGCCTGGAATGACACTGGTTCTACTAACGGCGGTAACGGTTCGGCTGGTGTTGTTATTGTGAGAGTGAAAATCTAATGGCTCATTACGCTTATGTGGTTCACGGTGTGGTTCAGAAGGTTCATGTCTTAGCAAACCCTGTCATCACCGATGATGATGGTGTGGAGCAGGAGGCGCTTGGACAAGCGTTCCTCGCAGATTTGCATGGCTACAACCCTGACGAGTTGGTCCAATGCTCGTACAACGGAAACTTTCGGGGCATCTACCCTGGGGTTGGTTACAGTTACGACCGAGTGACTGATGTGTTTATTGCTCCCGAGGTGCCTGATGAGGCTCTGTAAGCCTTGGCCTGACGGTTACGCGATCAACGCGCGATCGCCTTTCGGTTGGCGTGTTCACCCGATAACGCGGCGGCGAACTTTCCATCACGGAGTAGACGTAGCCTTACCGGTCGGGACAGTTTTGACGGCTCCGGCTGACGGTGAGATTGTTCATAAAGGCAAAAGTGCTTCCGGCGGCAATACTCTTATCGTGAAGCACGCGGCGGACTTGTTCACCGTCTACTATCACCTTCAGAAGCGCGCACAAGGCCGCGTGGGCGACAAAGTCAAGGTCGGTGACGTCATAGCCTACTCAGGAAATACTGGAGCCTCCACCGGCCCACATTTACATTTCGAGTGTCGTAAATCTAAGAAGTGGGGCGACACGTTGAACCCCGTCGATTTTTTGGAATCGTGATGACCGAAGACACAACAGAAACGGCCGGCGTTAAAGTTTCCATGCGCGATATTTATTTAGAAGTCCAACGGCAAGGCCGCCTCTTAGAGAAGATCGCTAATTCTTTACCTGATTCTGAACAGAAGATCGATGACCATGAGGTTCGGATACGCCGCCTGGAGCAGAGAATGTGGCAAGCAATCGGTGTGTTTGGGTTCTTAGCGGCGATTATTTCCCCGTTGGTGGCGATCCTCACATGAAACCGACGTGGCAGATTCGTAGACGCTATATTTTCGCCGGATTCGCGTTGGGTGTAGGCATGATTGTGAGCGCTGTCGCGGCGGTCTGGGCGGACAAACTTAGCGCCGGCGATTTAGTGACCGGTGGTGTCGCTTTGATAACTTTGATTTTGACGAGTTACATTTTTGGTGCCGCTTGGGAAGACATATCTAAGGAGAAGAACAGTGATGGATAAGTGGAAAAAATATTGGGCGTTCGCTACGGAGCGCGCTGTGAAGACGGTCACTCAGGTTTCGTTAGCGGCGATGGTTGCCGGCGCTGGAATCCTTGATGTGGATTGGGTTCAGATTGCTTCGGTATCGTTACTGGCCGGCGTGATGTCCTTGCTGACTTCCGTTCTCACCTACGATAAGCAACCGGCGTTCGATAAGTATGGCAACCCAACTTTGAGAACAGAGTAATAGGCGACTTCAGTCGTACTATGCCATTACCGAATCGATACTGGGAAAGTAAGGAGTAATTGTGGAGCGTGACGTTGTTGACGGTTGTGTTGTGCCGGTAGATCCGATGGATTTGCTTGCCTGTGAGAGTTGCCAATAGGTGATACAGTTTTCTTATCCTTTCTAATGGGTGGAAACGGAAATACCACCGGCAGGTTTTAGTCCCCCTTCCCCTGCCGGTGGTTCCGTTATTTAGACCACTTGTAGATCGTTCTTTTCGTTACGCCTAGATGATGGGCGATCGTCGGGGCGAATAACCCTGCGTTCACAGCGGCGATAACCAGTTGGCGCATCGCGATCGTGTTTTGGTTGAGCTGTTTCGTGACGTGTTCGCGTTCTTGTTTTGCGCGGCGCATCTTTTCCAGTAGTTCTTCCATTAGTCGTCCATCTCCGCTTCCAGAATGTCGCTGACGTATTGGAATCCCTCTTGTGGGCGATCCGTGTAGTCGTCAAGTGCTTGACCGAGCCGGCCCAGTTCAAGATAGTTGAACCGGCTGACGTAGACGCTAATATCTTTCACAAGCACATAGCCGTATTCCTCAGTCGTGTATCCGATGAGATCGATGAACAGGGTTGCCGGTGTCGGGTATTCGTGGTTGGTCGACAGGTCAAATAAGTCCGCGATGGCGTCGAGGCCTTTAGGTGGGTTGTCGATTAGTTCACGCCATTTGTCGTTCATTTGTTTTTTCCTTTCGGGTGTTCTTCGCGCCACATTTTCATAATGTCGCGCTTGGTGTAGTACATATAGAAGTGGTACGAGTGGTCGTGGCGACCGTCGCAGGGCAACCGGTAGTAACCGGAGGCGGTGGTGTCGATATCTTTCTCTGTTGGGCGGTTCATCGTGTTTCCTTTCTACTTCGCGTTCATAGTGCGGATGACGTTGCCGTCAGGATCGCTGAGGGATATAGCACCCTTCGCCCAAGCACCCGACTTGTGCGCGTAGGCCGCGTCCATTATGTAACCGATGGCGGTCATGGTTGCTTCCTCATCGGATAAAGCGTCAAACAAATACGCTTCGTTGGTGCCGCCTTCGATTTTTGCGGTTAGTTGGTACATACTCATCGTGTTTCCTTTCTATTGGTGGAGTGCTTTGAGCCAGGCAGGGAAGTCGTTTTCGGCCAGATAATTTTGTCCCTCGGCGGTCAAGCGTATGTCGAGGTATCGTCCGCAAACGCAAGCGGCTGGGTAATCGGTTTCGTCACGAGCGAACGAAGCGATCTCATAAATATCGGCGACCATACCGTAACCCTCTTTGGCGATACCGTAAGCGGTGTCACCGTACTTTTGAGCATCGATGGTGTTTGCGTAATCGATCGCGTGTTCTTCGCAAGAATAATCTTGGTACTCGTGGTCGAAGATTATCCAGGGCTTGTATAGCGTTTCTTCTATCATTTCGGTTCCTTTCGGGTGGTTGCCGGTCGCTTGGGCGCTCACGCTTTTTTGCCTCGCTGGATCGTCAGGTGACCGATACCGTTGCCTTCGACGTCAGAGGTGGGGATAAATAACCCTCCGTCGTCTAGAAGAAACACGGCACCAGGCTTTCCGCTCCAAAGAAACAGTTCCATTTCCTCTGGATACATAGCGCGAACATCGAGGATCGTGCGGTTCGTTAGGTAGGAAAACTCGCCTCGGTAGTACTTGGTCATTTGGGCAGTTTCCACAACGCTTACGTCTTTCATTTTGGTTCCTTTCAATCGGGTGGTTTCATTCATGACTCAAGGCTACCGGTAGCCGTCTAGGTTTCCTAAACGATTCGATATTTTTTTTTAAGTTTTTTTTAGAAATATTGGGTCAATGTCGCCGGTCGCGGTTAGGCTTAAGCCGCGTCGATTGACGCTAACCAAAATGAAGGGAAAATCATGGGTTACTTCAAAAACCTAGAAATAGGTGAACAAGTGGAGGTCGGCGATCGCCGTCGGCGATCCACTTACATAAAGCAAATCGGCGTTGTCGTGATTAGCCGGCGGCTACTAATAACTGCGCTTTCCGCGATGTGGGCGCAAACTTTGATTATCGCCGGCTTGCTTGTTTTCGGGGCGACGAAATGACTGTTTCGGAGGCGACCAAATGACTAGTTTGCTTGTAGTTATCGTTGCGGCCTTCCTACTATTGGCCCAGGCGGTAACGCTCCCCAACTGGCTACTGTTTTCAGTCAGCCTTGTACTAATCACGTTATTTGTTATTTATGGAAGGGATAGAACAAATGTTCGTAATCATTAGGGACATCGATCCTCGTAGGCCGGAAATCGTTGTTCGCCGGCTGGATGGTAGCCGCTGGGTGACTACAGCGGAAGGCAACGCGCTGGTCATAGAAAATAAGGCGGAAGCTCGCGCGCTTGTCGAAGTTTTGATGGAGGTCACGATGACTCTTTCGATGACTTACTTGGAGGACGAAGATGCCTAGCGCCAGGGAATTGGCGCAACACGTTGGGCACGATATTCGCGTGGTGCTGTATGCCAGCGAAAGTCACACCTACGACACTTCTATCGAGTGCGAGGATTGTGCCGAGGTACTTCACGACGCTGAATGGAGTGAGGAAGATGACTAACTGGTTTGACGAACACCTCATAGTTACCGGATTTTCGGATTCTCAAAATGAGGCGCTCCGTCAAACCATCATCGGCAAAGTAATCGAGAAAGTAACAGAAGGGGAAAAAGATGCCTAAAGCAAGAAAAACGGATCCGCAAACAAGCCACGACGCCGCCGACTCTGTGAAACGTGTGACTGACACACAGTTATACATTCTTCAGGCTCTCCGCCGGCCTCGCACCGATATTCAGTTGGTGGAGGCTTACTCCAAAATCGGCAAAGCGCCGCGCGCCAGCGAGTCCGGTATACGCTCGCGTCGGGCGGAACTGGTTCGCAAAGGCCTGGTTATGGATTCCGGTGTCAAGCAGGTGCTACCTTCCGGTCGTAACGCGATCGTCTGGGCGCTCCATGCTTAAGCCGGAACTGTTCGTCGCTAATAAGGCGCTCGATTACGATGGTTGGCGCGAGGCTAGGAAGCTCGGCGTGACCGCCACACAGGTTGCTAAAGCATCTACGCCTGCCGGGTTCAAAGAGGCCGTAGCTGACCTTGTGGAGCCGCGCACGGTAATCGATAACCCTTATATGGCGTTCGGCCGCGAACAGGAAGCAGATATTTCGTTGTGGATAAAGGAACATTACGGGATATTTCCTAACGAGTGGCTTATCCGGCAGGGCTCCGCAACGCCTGACCGGAAGCCTTGGCCTTTGGCTACGCCGGACGGCCTATCACTCGACCACCGGTGTATTGCGGAAATCAAAACCACCGGTAAAGATTGGGGAGAGAACGCGATCCCCATACAGTATCGTCGGCAGGTTCAATGGCAACTGTTTGTGACAGGCGCAGAAGTGTGCTTGTTCGCTTGGTTGTTGCGAGCCGAGGTTGACGGTCGCATGGTTCCGGCCTGGTGGGAACCGAAAGTAACAGAAATCAAACCAGACACCAAGATGATTGATGAACTGTCAGAGGTCGCGGCTAGGCTTTGGGCAGAGAAGATCTCACTAGAAATGAAGGGAAACTAAAATGGCTATGTTCAACTTGGAGGATTACGAAACCGTTGAGGAACGGATCCGCCGGTTCTATGAGGACAACCCTGATGGCCGTATCGTTGCTTACGAACTAACTAGTAAGCAGGATCGTGCCAAAGGCTACTGGGTGGTACGCGCCCAGGTGTTTTCAGACCACGAAGACCAGCACACCAACAACCCGAAGGCCTCCGGTCTTGCTTTCGAGATTGAAGGCACTTCTGGGGCAAACAAAACATCGGCTCTGGAGAACGCCGAAACCAGCGCGATCGGCCGAGCTTTGGCGAACGCCGGATACTCCGGTAACAAGCGTGCTTCCCGTGAGGAAATGGAGAAGGTCGCGCGCGGCCCAGTCGCTGTATCGGCTGAGCCAGAGGTGCCGCAGGAGTTCCTAACCAAGATCGACGCCAGCGTTTCTGTTGAAGAACTAAAGGCGTTGTGGGAGGATTCCGTTAGGTTGGGCTTCTCCGGCCGCGTCAAAAAGATTATTACCGATAAGAGGAAGGCTTTGTCTGATGGCTAATCGCGAACTCAACGAACATCACGAAAGGGTTCTGCTTATGGCTTCAATTACGCATAATCGCGTGGCGGATATTCACGCCGACTTAGATCCGCATAAACGGTTCGACAGGAACAGCCCAGACCCGTATGGGGAGGTTATCGAGTGGGTTCACGAAACCGGTACTTGGTTGTTCGGGCGATAACATGAGCAACCTAACACCGCAACAGGTTATCGATACGTTATCGAAAATATCGAAAGACATCGATGAAACGACTAACGAGATCGCTGAACTTGACGAGCAGGCGGTACGCGCTAGGGCGTCACACAAGACGAACTATGCGCGTGCTTTCCTGACCGCCGAGGGAGCGATGGATATACGAAAATATACGGCTGATTTGGAAACCGGTGATTCGTACCTTCATCTGGAACTGGCTGAGCAAAAACTTCGCGCGGCCGTAGGTCAAATCAAGGCTCTCCGCGATCGGCTGGAAGTTGGCCGTTCGCTTGGGCCGCTTATCAGATTAGAGTGGGGTCAATCGTGAGTAGAACAGATATAGAACGCCTTGCCGACGCGATTATGGCGACGTGGTTGGATTCGTTTTCGGATTCGGGAGCGATCTGGCAGAAGTCGCACGAAGCGTTGAAGGTACTGAAGTCTGAGGCCGGCGAAGAAGGGCTGAAGGAGGCTTACGAGATAGCACGGGATCGCTGGCGCGCGATGAATAAACGCTAGTGAGGCCGGTTCCTATCCTAAGCAAATCTGCGTTTTCGCACACATTAGGGAACTTTCATCGGGTTACATCGTGTGAACAGGCCTGATTGTGTGTGAGCGCGCAGAATGTCGGCGTACGCACACATTCGGTGTTTGTCGGCGTTCGGCTACACTACCGTTTTATCACTTTATACACTACCGAAATACCAAACAAAAGGGGAAATAATGATTGAAAAGCCACCACTAAAGTTATTGGACGATCCGACACTATTCGTTGGGCCGTACGCATGGGCCTTGTTGGGCGCGCGCGAGGTTTGGCAACGGGTTTATGGCGCTGTTGTATCGGGGGAAGATGTTGCGGAAGTTCTTTTGGCGTCTTGGCCTGAACTTATTTCTTTCGATATGGTCAGTAATCATTGGATAGAGGCGGATCGCGCGCAAGGCGGTATCGCTTGGGCTCGGAGGGTTGCCTGGTGGGATAACACGGCCGCGCAGCGACAGCAGGTTGTCGATGCTTATTCAGATGTTTATGCCAACGCTAAGCAACGGTTAGGACGGGATAAGGATGTTTGATTCGCGACCGAACGAATTCGCTCGCAGCCTCGTCGCCGGCGTGACGCCTAACAAGACGGTCAGGTTTACCGTTTACGGCGAACCTAAAAGCAAGCAGAGGCCAAGGGTGACAGCTCGTGGCACTTACACACCAGAAGAAACTAGGGAAGCCGAACATAAGGTTCGCGCGGCCTGGCAAAAAACAGGAGCCGAACCGTTTACTTATCAAGTCGTGGCGAGCATCGATTTTTTCAATGGAAACCGAAGGCGCAGGGATCTGGACAACATGGCGAAGCTTGTTCTTGACGGTCTGAACAAGGTTGCTTACGCGGACGACCATCAAATCGTCGCGTTGCAGTTGAGAAAGTTTTTTTGCGTCCCAGAACGCGCTCGTGTGGAAATAACGTTGGAGGAAGTTATAGAGTGGCCACATGAACATCAAATCATTCAGAAGGTTTCTAGATCGTGACGGCGGCTGTGTTCATTGTGGGGAGATGGAAGCGGTCGCGCCACATCACAGGGTCAACAGGGGTATGGGCGGCTCAAAGATTTTGGATAGGCCCAGCAACATCGTGGTCATGTGTTCATCGATGAATACGGCGATGGAGGCTAGCGAGCGTTACGCGACGATGGGCCGCTTGTACGGGTGGAAGATGCGGCCTTGGGAAGATCCGGCGGAGGTTCCGTTTTGGCACGCCGGCCGGAATGTTTGGTGCCGGATCGATGACAAGTATGGTTTGGAGGAACTACCGGACTTTGTTGTACCGGAAGAATTGAAGGAGTATTTTTAGTTAGGCTTGCTTTGGAAGGGGACATATGCCTATCGTTCGTAAGAAACTAACTCATGAGTATCGGTTTACTCAGATACCTAACGATTGGGTGCGCGACGGCAGGTTGTCGCTGAAAAGTATTGGCTTGCTGGCACAGTTGTTGTCACACTCTGATGGCTGGAATGTGACAATTTCTAGTCTGGCGACGGCGAATAATTGTGGCCGCGATCTTATCGCTGGCGCTGTACGGGAGCTTGAAGAGGCAGGTTATCTTGTGCGTCAGCAGAGTCGTGCGACAGGCGGCGAATTTGCTGAAGTTGTGTGGTGGACGGCCGAACCTACAGGGAAGTCACCGTTGACGGGTTTACCGGCATCGGTGAAACCGGCACCGGTCAAACCGGCAGCGGTAAATCCGCTACTTAAGAAGACTATTGTTAAGAATACTAATCTTGAAGAAAATCAAGATAAAGATTTGCTTGTTTCCTTCAATGAGTTTTGGGATATCTTCCCCAGGAAACTAGGGAAGGGCGAGGCTAAGCAAGCGTTCGGTAAGGCTGTTGTAAAGCACGGGTTAGATGTGGTGATGGCCGGTGTGCGACGGTTGGCGGCTGACCCTAATCTTCCAGCAGCGCAGTTCGTTCCTCGCGCCGCCACCTGGTTGAATCAGGAGCGATGGGAAGATGACCCTTACGCGGCCCAGGATCCTTCTGGTGGCCCTGGTGTGGCTCGTGGGGTATCGCGTTCGCCGTATGTCGGTGGGCCTCGCGAGTGGGTAAAAGATATGCACGATATGGGCGAGCACTTTGAGTGTAAGCCTGGCGAGTTCGGTTGTAAGTAATCCAAACAGAAAGGGAAACGATGAAGAAAAAAAATAGGTTGGAATGGTGGGAAGAACTAATGCCGTTCGACGGGGAAACGAATCATGCCTACGTTGATCGTATGTGCGACCAAGACGAATACCACTTCGTTATGAAAGAAGTAACGAACATGGAGTTGATGACCGTCGCGCAAGCCTACGAGATCGCTAAGTTCCGTTACCGGTTCAAGCCAGGCCAGTACGCGGTCGTTGCGATACGCGATCTTGTGTTCTGCTGTTACGGGACAGACTTCTCGGCACCAACGGTCGGGTGGTCGGCATGAAACCTTGTAAGTATTGCTCCAAGCCGATACCGGAGGAAATTCACGAGGCGGAACTAGGTATGTGCTTGGACTGTTCCAACGCATACTTTGAACACGACCACGAAGGTTGCTCTTGGGCGTGTATAGCAAGTTTTGACGGATCGCCGCTTGTGAAGGATCGATGATGACCGCGCGTAAGGTGAACTGGAACAAAGAAATGAACATCGATAAGAAGCAGGTGGAAAAAGAAAGCCCATTCCACCCTCGTCAAAAACAGATTATGCGCTTCCACGAAGAGCGCGCCGCGCGTTACGAAGAGTACCGGCGACTTATAGCTCTCGAACGATATTTGGAAGCGGAACGCCTTTATTGGGCAGACTATGAAAAAAAGACACGCGAGATGGCTGAGTATATGGGTAAGCCGCTTCCTTCGGGTATAGTTGAGAGGAACCGTGAAAGGGGAAATGATGAATAGAGGGTCATGCCGAGGGTCGTTTGCGATCGGTGCGGTTACGAATGGCAAATCACCAACGTCCGGGCAAATCCGGTCTTATGCTCCTCGTGTCGTGCTGTCCCCGTTCGCACGGTTCAAACAAAGCACGGCAAATGTGTTCCCTGGCAAGGCAGGTTCGCTGACGATTGGGTTACACCGGTCGATTCTGAAGGCGAACCAGTTTTCCCTGGGGAGCGCTCATGCGGTTACTCTGACTGCGTGAATCCGCGACATCTGAAAATAAGAAAGAAAGGAAGGCAGGGCAATGGCTAAAATATTTATCGAAAACGCAGAGGTGACTCGTGTTCAGCGTGGTGGCAAAGGCTTCAACGCTCAAACACAATACAAGCTCCGCAACGGGGAAACGTCCGTTCAGAAATACACGGTGTGGTCTGACGACCAGGTTCACGCCGGCGATGTTTTGAACATTACGGGAAACCTAAGCGTGAAGATGGAGGAGTTTACCAACGACAAGGGCGAACTTATCCGCTACGCCGCTATCCATGTGAACCAACCGGTGCTGGAATCCGTCCAGGCAGGCCCGACGCCGATCGGCAAAGCGTTCCCAGGATCGGTTGTTATCGACACGGAAGCACCCTTCTAAGGAGCCCAAATGAAACACATCATCGTCAATGTTTTGGTTCTCGCGATGTCCGTCACCTATTTTCTGCTCGCGATTCAAGCCGAGATAGTTACAAAGACTTTCGGCTTCGTGTTCGGGACAATACTGGCCCTAACTCTCCTGGTACAAGTGACGAAGCAAGGGAAGACCGATGCTTGAAGGATTACAACCCACAAGCAAAGAACTCTCTTGTAAGGTTCGCACGATCCTCGGGCAGTTAGAAAAGGCGGACGCGGCGTTGCTGGAAGAATATTTAGTGGACGTTGACCGTTGGCCTTCTAACTCTTTGGCAAAAGCGCTGAAGACGCGCGATATTCACGTTTCAGCCAACACGTTACAGAAGCATCGATTGGGCGGCTGTTCTTGCTAGAAAATCTGGAACCAGCGCCGATTGTGCGAACTCAAACCCAATACCGTCCAGGCGTTCAGTTTGATGGCGATACGGGGGAAGCGACGACGCCTGGTTACCAGACGGAGCCGGAAAACTTTGACGAGTTCCTCACCGACGCTGGTTTGAACCCTGACGATATCGAAGTTATCCCACCAGTCCGCACGTCCCGTTGGCAACAGCAGCAGGACGGCGATCTTGTTTGGTTGACAAGTTACCGATTCACTTTCCGTCGGAAGCAACAGTCGCTGGATATGCTGCGATTAGCGAACCTTATCAAAGCGTATAAGCCGCGCACGAAACCGTTGAAGAATACGGAACCGAAGTGCTTGGTAGTTCTTTGGTCAGATCTTCAGGTCGGGAAGGTCGATTACCGGGGTAACACGGAAACGCTTATCGCAAGGGTTGCGGAAACACAAGAGCGAGTCCTGGAACAAATCCGCAAGGAGAGGCCGGAGAAAGTTATTTTTGCTGACCTTGGGGATACTGTAGAGAACTTCTATAACGCGGCGTCAGCACAACAGCACTACACGAATGACTTAAGCATTATGGAGCAGGTAGATCTTGCGACGACGTTTGCTTGGCAGGCGCTTGTGGCGATCGCTAACTTGGTTCCAGAGGTCACATACGCCTCGGTAGGCTCCAACCATTGTCAGTTCCGTTCGGCGGCCGGCAAACCGTTGGGCAAAGCAACAGATGACTGGGGAATCTTTATCGGCCGTCAGTTGGCGCGGCTCGCCCAGGAATCCGGCTTCACAGAGATACGGTTCCTCGAACCACAACCACACGACGAATCTTTAGCGATCGATGTGTTTGGTGACGGCTTCCACATCCTCGGCATCGTTCACGGTCATCAAGCGAAACGACCAGACATGATGGGGACTTGGTGGCGGCAACAAGCGTTCGGACGCCAACCAGTAGCAGACGCCAACATACTCATTCACGGTCACTTCCATCACCTCCGCATAACAGAACTAGGTTCCACGCCGCGCGGCACAAGCCGGTTCCTCGTTATGGCCCCGACAATGGATAACGGATCTAACTGGTTCCGCCTAATCACAGGCGAAGACTCAGTCCCAGGCTTAGCGACTCTTATACTGGAAAAGAACAAAGACTTCACAGGCACCGTCTATAAGCTCTAGGGAACAACCGATGACCGCGAACATCTATTACTGTGCTTGCGGCTATGAGGAAGACCTAGCGCACGGCATATTAGACAACGAAGAAGCGCTTTGCCCTCTCTGTTACCAAGTGTTAGCCACGGAAACAATCGAGCTCTAATGGGATTTATGAAACCATGTCTTGACTGTGGGGGACTATCCCGGCACAACCGGTGCGATAACTGCGCGGCCGCGCGCTCCAGAATCCAAAACAGATTACAAGACACACCCGATCGCCGCGCAAAAAAATCCATGTACTACAACAAGGAATATCGACGAAGGGCGAAACATATAAGGGCGACGGCAGTCATCTGTCACCTCTGCGGTAAGGGCGCGAACCCTAATGACCCCTGGCAAGCAGACCACGTCACACCAGGCGATCCCAACAGCGCATTACTACCAGCTCACAGGTCATGTAACGCCAGTAGAGGCGATAAACCGTTGGGGGGAGGCACATATGGGGAGTGGGTCCAGAAATCATAAGGGAACAGCGTCCAACCCTCCAGCCCACCCTCACGCAGATAACCGCGAAAATCAGGATTTTTTTGGTGGGTTCGGTATAGTGGTTTCACACCGATAGAAAGGTTCCCGATGGCGGAACAGATCGCAAAGGATTTGATTGTCTTATCTACGCCGATCGCAGACCTGAAACCGGCGGATCGGAACGCTCGTAAGGGTGACGTGGAGGCGATCCGTAAGAGTTACGAACGGTTCGGTCAGCGGAAGCCGATTGTCGCGCACCGTGAAACCAAAAAAATTATTGCTGGCAACCACCAGTACCAGGCGGCGTTGGCTTTGGGTTGGGAAAAGATTGCTGTTGTGTTTGTGGATGATGACGTGGAAACGGCGACAGCGTATTCCATCGCGGACAACCGGATCGGTCAGCTAGGGGAGTGGGACGTCCAGGAATTGGTGGCGGCGTTTGAGGAAATATCCGCTGATGATTTAGAGTCGGTCGGTTTCGCAGATATCGACGTAGAGGACTTTCGGGCGCTCCTCGATGAACACACCATGACCGTTACGGCTGTCCCAAACCAGGGCGGCGATCTTGGCGAACGAGATTCCAAGAAGTCAGGAAACTTAGAGTTGTCGGTCGAGAAGGAAGCAACCTATCAAGAATTTTTGGAGCGGTATGTGAATCGGGCGACGAGGGGAATCCTTCTTTACTATCCACAAACCGATTACGCGAAGATGGTTGACATGTTGGCACAGCTCGCACAGAAGTTCGGCGTGGACAATAACGCCGATGTGGTTCGCAAACTAGTAGAGGAAGCATTGTGAAACTCGCAGAATATGAAATAACGCGTTCGCTGGAAAAGAAGGAGGCGGAACTGGTCGTTGGGGAAACTGTACCGGATTTGATTCCGAACATCACGGAGGCTGGTATTTACCGTGACGCTTTTACCGGCGAAGCGATTCTTATGTACGGCCCATACCCAGAGAAGATAACCCCGTTACGCGCCGCTGTTTTGAAAACACATTATTCGACTACTTTGCGATCTTCGGGTATGAGGAATGTTTCTAGGACGTTCGGTATGACTACAAGATCGGCTGTTCTTCAACGCGAAGCTTGTACGCCAACATCTTTGTCTTACGAAGATCCTGAATCGCAGATGGCGTTGAACGATACCGCCGATGTTTTGGCGTCTTACCTGCGCGAACAGTTACCAGAAGTGTTCGATGAGGATTATCAAAAAATCGACGCAGTTTTACCGGAATGGCGGATGACGGAGGATTCTCTTTGGACTTCTGGCGTCATCAATCAGTCGAGCCCGTTGCCGTATCATCGGGACGGCGCAAACTTTGATACTTGGTCGGCTATGCCGGTTGTGAGGCGCGGTATGGACGGCGGCAACTTACATATGCCGGAGTACGACATGACGATTGCGTGTAAGGACGGTTGGGCTTTGTGGTTCAACGGGTACCGGTATGTTCACGGCGTGACACCGATGGCTTTGCGTCAGAAGGACGGCTACCGTTACTCAATCGTCTTCTACGCCAAGAAGGGCATGAAGGATTGTCACACTTACGCTGTGGAAATCGGGGAAGCTCGTAAGCGCCGCGCCGATCGCGAGGCAGGTATGGTCGGTGACAGTATCGAAATCTTGAAGCAGAAGATTACTAGCGGCCGTTCTAACGGTGACACGAAAATCGTTGCGAAAAAGGCAAACGCCTAGAGCGGAGTTGTTTTTTGTTGGATTCAAGTGTGGCGGTTTATCTAATAGGGGAACCTGGCGTCGGCAAAACAACTGTTATGGGTGAGTTGTGCGCGCCATACGTCGTGGGGGGCGCGGCAAGGTTGCGTGGGCAATTGTGGGGGGAGCCGTTGACCGGCGGCCGTTGGACAGGCGTTAGGTTGGGCCGGACGCGCGGCACTTTCTCTGGGACTGATGCTTTGGGTATGAGCGTAAACCCTGACGCTGTGGCGTGGGCGGCGGAGGACGATCTCCCCCAGATTATTTTTGGGGAGGGCGCACGTTTAGCAAACGAGAGGTTCCTGTTGACTTTGGCGGCGCGAACCGACCTACTACTTGTGCTTCTAACGGCCTCTAATGCCCCTGAGAGGCGACGTAAACGCGGCACCGAACAAAACCCTTCGTGGGTAAAGGGACGGGCCACAGCGAGCCACCGTATGTTCGATAAAGCGTTTGAGAGCGGCATACCTTCTTTCGCGATCGATACAACTTATGAAGAGCCTTCCGCCATCGCAAGAATGATTCGCTTGGCGATTGACTTGCCGGCCGATGAAGCAGGTGCTTGATGGCTCAGCAAGGGAGGCCTCCGAAACCGATTGAGCAGAAACGTATGCTCGGTAATCCTGGGAAACGACCTTTACCTGACGCGAAGACGGTAGAAATATTACCTGGGGCTTCTCACGTGCCGGATCCGCACCGGCCGCTACTGACTTACGGCGGCGAGCTTTGGCAAGATATTTGGTCGTCGGGTATTAGTTGGATTAGTCCGGTCACCGATAAAGAACTGCTGTTGATGACGTGTGAGATGGTTGACGAGCGCTGGAACCTGCGTATCCGTGTTATGACGAACAATGACCCTACGGAGCGGCGTGGTTTGAGATCGTTAGACGCACAAATCGAACGTAATCTTAGTTTGCTCGGTTTCACGCCTGCCGACCGTTCTCGCTTGGGTGTCGCGGAGGTTCGGGCTGCTTCCAAGTTGGAGGAAGTCCTGGCGCTACGCAACAAGCAATGATTACGGTTGTGACCGGCGCTCCATGCTCCGGCAAATCAACGCACGTAGCGCAACACGCAACACTAGGCGACATAGTTATAGACATGGACAGAATCGCCTTAGCGCTGACCGTTGACAGCGCAACCCATCACGACTACGACGAGAAACTGCGCTCCGTCGCTAGGGCTGCTCGGAACGCGGCCGTGAAGCAAGCGTTATCGGTTGCACAAGGGGAACGCTACCTAAATGTTTGGATTATTCACACGGATCCTTCCGCAAACGATCGGCGAATGTATCGCACGATGAACGCTCGTATTATGGAAGTCGATCCTGGTAAACAGATTTGCTTGGAAAGATTAGGGGAGCGGCCGGAAAGAAACAAAATCGTCGCGAGGAAAGTTATCGAGGACTACTATGCAAAACGATAGTTGGCCGCCTCGTTGGTTGACACCGGTGCCGGAAGAATCGATCGTCAACGGCGAAGGCCCATCGGTGATGAAGTTTGCTGAAGCCTTCGGCATTATTACGAAGGATTCTGTCGCTGGGAAGGCTGGGGAGCCGCTAAATCTGCGGGATTGGCAACAAAACCTTATCGGTCATATTTTTGCCCACGAAAACGGTGGGCTCCGTAACCGCGTCAATCTTGTCGGTATGCCTCGAAAATCAGGGAAGTCTGCTATCGGATCTGTCCTTGCGCTTTATTCTTTGTTGGTTGGGCCGCGCGGAGGCGAAGTTTATTCTGTAGCGGCGGAGAAGGAGCAGGCCCGAATCGTTTTCGCCGACGCGAAACGTATCATCGAAGCCAGCCCTGAACTTACGGCGATAACGAAGACTTATCGCGACGCGATTGAGTACCTGCCTGGCCAGTCGGTTTATCGCGTCCTGTCCGCGGAAGCCTACTCGAAGGAAGGTTTGAACCCTCACTTCGTTTTGTTCGACGAACTCCACGCGCAACCGAATCGCGAACTGTTCGATGTTATGTCCCTCGCTATGGGTGCTAGAGGAAACTTAGCCACCTTGGTCGCAATCACAACAGCAGGCGTCAAAGCAGACGCGACCGGCCGCGACTCCATCGCTTACACGCTATACAACTACGGGAAGCAGGTATCGCTAGGCGAAGTGGAAGATCCGTCTTTCTTCATGGCGTGGTGGGAAGACGACGGCGACCACCGTGAGGAAACTACTTGGCGTAGAGCGAATCCTGGCTTCGGCGATCTCAGCGACCCGGCAGACTTTCAATCAGCAGTCCGTAGAACACCCGAGCCGGAGTTTCGTACGAAACGCTGTAACCAATGGGTGTCTTCCCAATACTCGTGGTTACCTGCTGGCGCTTGGGACGCCTGCGCCGAGGATTTTGAGATTACGGCGGACGATGAGATTATTTTGGGCTTCGATGGTTCGTTCTCCGGTGACGCCTCCGTCATCGTGGGTGCCGCTGTCCCTAAAAATACGGATGACCCTGTCCGTGTTTTCATGGTGAAGGCGTGGGAGAAAGATTTAGAGCACGACGACGATAACTGGCGTGTCGATATCGCTGATGTGGAACAAACAATTATCAAGTTCTGTCAGGAACACCCAAAAGTGCGTGAAATCGCGTGCGACCCGTTCCGGTGGCAACGGTCAATGCAGGTTTTAGAGGAAGCCGGCCTGCCGATTGTGGAATGGCCTTCCACTAGTCCACGCCGGATGGTGCCGGCTTGCGCGAAATTCTATGACGCGGTTATGGAAAGAAGGCTGGTTCACGACAGCGATCCGCTGCTTGCAAGACATTTGGAGAATAGCGTGACTAAACTAGACTCTTATGGGCCGCGCATCGTCAAGGAGAACCGTTATTCGCCGCGCAAAATCGACGCCGCTGTCGCCGCTATCCTCGCAGTCGATAGGGCAACGGTCGCTAGAATGGAAGAAGTCGTACCACAGTTTTTCGGATAGGGCATAATGGCTAATACGTTACAACTTGTCGGCGCTGCTTCTGTGACGATCGGCGCGACCATGCTGTCGCTGCCGGCAGGCTTTCTCGTTGGCGGTATTCTTTTGATGCTTCTCGGCATCGCGATAAGGAAGTAACAATGTTTGATAAATTGTTTGAGTCGCGCGCGATTAGTTACCAAACCATTTTCGAGTCCGGCGACGACATCGCTTTCGGCACCCTAGCCGCGACCAAAGTTGACGAATACACCATATGGCAGGTCAACGCTGTTTTCTCCGCCGTATCGCTTATCAGCGACACCATCAGCACCTTACCGATCGATTGTTTCATAAACAGAGATGGCGCTCGCTACCCTTTCCGGCCGAAGCCAGCGTGGGTGGAGAAACCCGACGTAGATATCCCGAGGCCGGCCTTCTACTCACAAATAATCACGAGTATGTTGCTGGACGGCAACGCTTTCGTGCGCGTTTACTCGAATCCTCGCGGCGAAGTAGTGAACCTGGTTGTCCTAAACCCGTTGACGGTGAAAATCCAGCGTAGCGCTTTGGGCCGCCTAATGTTCAAGATCGATGGTCAGGAAGGCGCTCTGACCGGTGAAGAAATAATCTTTATCCCTGACGTGTTACGGCCTGGAGATGTGCGCGGCGTATCCAGGGTAGAAGCACTTAAAGAGAACTTCGGCCTCGCTCTTGCTTTGGAGAAGTTTGCCAGTCAGTTCTTCGGCGCTGGAACAAACTTGACCGGCGTTATCGAGTTCCCAGGTAATCTGACCGCTGAGCAGGCTCGCGAGCTGGCTAACGGCTTCGATAATCGTCATAGAGGTTGGAAGAAGGGTCACAAGACCGGCGTACTTTCGGGCGGCGCGACTTTCAAAACAACGCAGATTGACCCAGAGAAGTCGACGCTTATCGAATCGCGTAATCAGGCGATCGCTGATGTTGCCCGTGCGTTCAATGTGCCGCCACATCTTCTCGCTTTGCCTGGAACTAACTCTTATGCTTCTGTGGAGCAAACGAACCTCGCTTGGCTTGCTCACGGCTTAAGGCCGATTATCGAAAAAATCGAAACTGCTTTCACACCGATGATGAGTAGATCGCCTGGGGGCGAGAACGCTTACGTCAAGTTCAACACTAACGCGCTTGTGAGGACTGATTTGGCGGCGCGTAGTTCCGCGTATTCGATCGGATTACAGGCCGGGTATCTTTCTATCAACGATGTGCGACGGTTGGAAGATTTGCGACCTATCGACGATCCGGCGGCCGAGAATGTTCGTGTTCCTTTGGCGAACGTCAATGTGGAAGCGGCTGATTTGGTGGCCGAGGAGAAGCGTGTAAACATAGCGCAGGTTCTTGTTTTGGCTGGTTACGATCCGGCGGAGGCGCTTGTCGTCGCAGGTTTGGCTCCGATGCGTCACACCGGCGTCCCTAGCGGTCAGTTACAGAACGTGGCAAATATAAACCCAGAAGACCCTGCTTCTGTTTACGAGGTGTAATTATGACAATTGAGCATCGTCAAGTTAGCATCGGGACGGCTGTAGCAGAAATTGTCGGTTCCGACAATATGATTCACGAAGTTCACGTCCACAACAACAACAGTGACAACGCGCACATTCTTTATCTGGGTGGTTCGGCTGTGACCACTTCTACAGGGTTACGTCTCGGCGCGCAGGAAACTTTGACAATGAATTTGGGGCCGGAGGATCGCTTGTATGCCGTTTCCAACCACACAGCGACCGTTGTAAGTGTCTTGGATATTAGGAAAGCAGACTAATGGCTCCTTACTATATCGAGCAGGAAAATCCGACGTGTGAGGTAGGTCAATGGGCGACTGTCAAAGAAGACGGCGAAGTTATGGGCTGCTTCGACACGAAAGAGGGCGCGATCGACCAGGCTGTCGCCATCTCGATCGGTGAAGATACGGAGTTTTTGGGTGAGCGTTCTACTAGGGCGGAACCAGGTGAAGTCGTTGTGGGCGATTTTGTGGAGTGGGATTCTTCCGGCGGTATGGCTCGCGGCCGTATAGAACGCATTATCACCGAAGGTTCTCTAAACATTCCCGACAGCGAAGTGACCATCAACGCTTCTGAGGAGGATCCGGCCGCGTTAATCCGCATTTACAGGCGCGAAGAAGATGAAGACGGCGAGATGGAGTGGGAAGAAACGGAAACGGTCGTAGGGCATCGCCTTTCCACTCTAACAAAAATTGACCGGTTAGACGACGGGGAAGACGCTGAGGTACGACAAGTTGATTTGACGCCGCCGGCTTATATGCGCGCTTCGGCAAGGCGCGGTTTGGCTTGGCACGAACAGGGTTTGTCGGGCGATGGTCTTGTAGACGCGACGGTTAGGGAAGCTCGCGCGATGGCGGAAGGAAATGTCACCGCCGATAAGTGGGTGCGATTGAGAGCGTGGATCGCGCGTCACCTGGTCGACATGGACGCGCCGGCCAATATCCCTGGAAACGACGGATACCCTGGCTCTGGCGCGGTCGCTATGGCTTTGTGGGGCGGCGGAGGATCCAAACGGTCAGCGCAACGCACTTTCGCCTATGCTGACGGTGTGGTTGGTAGACTGGAAGCCGAGAACGAGGGACGGGCGAAAGGCGAAGCATTGAGCAAACTTGAAACACGAGTCAACGTAGTCGATTTTGAGATTAGGGAAGACGCCGAAGGCGGAATGACCTTCACCGGTTACGCGGCCGTGTTCAACTCACCTAGCGAACCTCTGCCGTTTACGGAACGGATCGCTCCTGGCGCTTTCCGAGGCTCTTTGAAGAATCGCAACGACATCAAACTGTTGTGGAATCATGACACCGGCGCTGTGCTGGGCTCCACACGCGCGAAGACTATGAAGTTGACCGAAGATGAGCGCGGCCTTTATGTGGAGGCACAGTTGCCCAACACGACTCTGGGCCGCGACGCTCGGGAACTTATCAAGCGTGGCGACGTAGATTCTATGTCTTTCGGTTTCACGGTGGCGAGGGACGGGGAATCCTGGTCTGACGACGGTCGGGAGCGCACCCTACGCAAAATCAATCTTCACGAAGTTAGTATCGTGGCTTTCCCAGCGTATTCCGCGACTGCTGGCACGGCTAGCGTTCGCGGCCTTGACCGGCTCGCTGAGCGCGCCGAAGTTGATGTGGACGCACTTGCCGATGCTTTGCTAAAACTTGAAGCCGGCGAAGACATCACGATTGACGACCGCGATCTCCTCAAAACTGTCATAGACCGGCTCGCCCCACAAGAACCGGTTGTCGAGGAAAGTAAAGGCGACTTCGATATGTTGGCTTTGAAGAAGAAGAAGCTCGAATTATTGTTAGGCCTGTGATGACCGATAAAGAAGCGATAAAGAAAGCGATGTTGGACGCCGCCGGTAATCCTTCCGTTGGAGCGATCGCTGAGATGGCTGACCAGATGGCGGAAGCGGTAGCCAACTTAGGCAACCCTAAGCGCGCCATCAAATATTCTGCGGAACTAGCGGACAACAAAGAAACGCGCGTTCTGAACGCATACGAAACGCGCTAAACTGTGCTTCGGGGAGCGCAATGGTGTCGATTACTCGAAGGCCGCTAGCGGAACGAGTAAGAATCGGGTTCGATTCCCGACGCTTCCACAAAGCCGATGAATAACGGTTTGATACCATTGAGGTATCGGATTCGTGCGTTACCGCTGCCGGCACAGTTGAGCGTTACCGCCGCTGGTCACAAACAAACTAACTAAGGAGAATAATGTCTGAGTTCATTAAGACTCAGCAAGAAATCCGTGCTAATTTGACCCACCAGATCCGCGATGTTATCGACGGTGCTGAGGCAGACAAGCGTGGACTTGACGTTGCTGAGATTGAGAAAATCAACAAAATCGAAGACGACATTCGTCGCGCGTCTGAGGCCATCGAGGTCGCTCAGCGCAACGAGGAGCGTTCTTTGGAGGCAGCAGAGGCCGCTCGCGGTTTCGTGCCTGTAGGTGAATCACGGTCCGACGCAGAAATCTTCCGCGCTATGGCTCGTGGCGAAGTTCGCTCTCACACTTTTGAGAAGCGCGCTCTCGTCAACTCCGCGAACACCGTTCCTGTCGAGTTCTTCGACCAGGTAATGATGATTGCCCGTCTTGTCGGCCCATACTTGGACGTCGCCGATGTTATCGAGCGTTCTTCCGGTTCGGATCTTCGTATCCCAACCATGACCGCTTACAGCACCGCAACAGAGTACGCCGCCGGTTCCGCAATCGCAGAATCCGTCCCAACCTTCAGCTCGATCCTTCTGTCCCCGAAGAAGCAGGCCTTTATCGTACAGATCGCTAACGAACTGTTGACTGACGCCGGCTTCGACATTCAGAGTGTCATCGCTGAGCAGGCCGGTAACGCGATCGGCACCAAAGCCAACTCCTACATTCACGCTATCGTGGGTACGGCCGCTGGTTCCGGTGTCACCGCTGGTACGACTAACGCGTTTACCGCTGACGATCTCATCACCTTGGCTTACAGCCTCGATGGTGCCGCTCGTCGCCTTCCTGGTGTCGGCTACATGGCTAACACTCAGACCGTCGGAGCGATCCGCCGTTTGAAGGACAACGATGGATCCTACATTTACGATCCACAGGTCGGCGGCCCAGACCGTGTTCTCGGTTACGAAATCTTCGAGAACCCAGCAGTCGCCGCGATCGCTACTGGCAACAAGGCCGTCTTCTTCGGACACTGGCCTTCGGTCAAGGTGACGACGACCGGTCTGGAAGTTGCGACCTCTACGGACGCTTACTTCGAGAACGACGTGACCGCTTACCGGTTCGTGTACCGTCTGGACGCTGGTTTGACTCACGCAAGCCACGTCAAGTACTTGGCTCTCGCCTAAGTACTAACCGCAAAGAAGTGGAGCCCCAGGTTGTAGGTTTCCTGGGGCTCCGCCCTTTTTCTGGGAGTTAGATCTTGGAAAGCGTTAGAGCGTAGTCGCGACCGGGTGCGTAGTCGTTATCGCGAGCCCATTGGTGAAGTTCCTCTAGGAGTTCGACGGCTGCGGTCAGAGAGTTGCAGAAGATCTCGGACTGGTGGCCTTTCTTCTTGTCTTCGATGTAGACGGAGTGGGTTTTTGTGTTCATTAGGGTTTTCCTTTCTATCGGGCGAACTTGTTGATTTCGTAGCAAATCGCTTCGTAGGAATCGATCGCTTCCTGGAGCTTGGTGACGCTACCGGCGCGCTCCAGGCGGTCAATCGCGCGACTAGCGTTAGCGCGGAGGTGGCTTAAGGTTTCCAACTTTTGCTGGTTGTCGCCTTTGAGGTTGCTGAAGTTGATTTTCATTTTAGTTTCCTTAGTATCGGTGGAATCGTTCATAAGATAAGGATACCGGTATCCCTCCGGTTGTCCTAAACAAAACCGAACTTTTCAGAAACTTTTTTTGACTTTTTTTGCTACGCTAAGCACATGCCAACCTACGAAAAAATCGCCGGATCCGTCGCCATCGCGTCAAACTCTCCCCACGCCGCCACAGGGTACGGTGTTCAAGTCCAACTATTAGTGGAACGACTAATCCGTCACGGGCTCCACACGGCCGTTATTTCCAACTACGGCTTAGAAGGTGCGATCGACACAATCAAAACTAAGCACGGAAACGCGGCCCACTACCCGAGGGGTATGACCCTTTACGGCGAGGACGTTATCCCTGTTTGGTATGAGAAACACATCGCGGAGAAGCCTAACCAAAAACATTTGCTCATGCCGATTTACGATGCCTGGGTTTACAACAAACTAAAGTTTGAACACCCGATATATCCTTGGGTTCCTCTCGACCACGTTACGCTCCCTCCGGCTGTAGGGGAGTTCCTTTCGCGTGAGAATGTGAAACCAATCACGATGTCGCCTCACGGTTATCGGCAGCTGGCGAAGGCGAATATAGAATCGGTTTATATTCCGCACGCCGTTGACACGCAAATAATGGGCAAGACGACAACTATCGAAGGTGTTCCGACTCGCAAGTTTATGGGGATCGCGGAAGATACTTTCCTGGTGTCGATGGTCGCCGCTAACAAAGCTAACGGGATTCTTCATCGGAAAGCATTATCAGAACAGATAATGGCGTTCGCGATGTTCCACAAGAAGTATCCCGATTCCCACTTGTATCTTCACATGGAGCCGGCTCCGATTATGGGCGGCTTCTCTGTGGAACTTCTGTTACAGGCTGTCGGCTTGGGCGATGGGACGGTCACGATCGCTGACAGCAACCAGTTACGGATCGGATACCCAACACAAACCTTAGCCGCGATTTACACGGCCTCCGATGTGTTATTGGCGGCGACTTACGGCGAAGGGTTTGGTGTGCCTGTTATCGAAGCCCAAGCCTGCGGAACTAGGGTTATCACGTCCAACTGGGCGGCTACGCAAGATTTGGTTGGGGAAGATTCCTTCCTTGTGGAAGGTCAGCCGTTCTGGGACGAACCACAGAAAGCGTTTTACCACATTCCTAGTATCGGATCGATGGTGGAAGCGTTGGAGCTGGCGTATAAGGCGGAGCGCGGCTTCTCTACGGCGTCACGAAAGTTTGCGTTGGATTTTGATGTGGAAACTGTTTGGGAAAAGTATTGGTTACCGTTCCTAAGAGGAGTTTTCGATGCTAAATAAGTTGCGTGTTTACACCGGCGGCACTTTTGATTTGTTTCACGCCGGTCATGTGAACTTGTTGCGAAAGTGCCGGCAGTTGGGCCGCGTCGTGGTGGCGTTGAACACGGACGAGTTTATCTATCATTACAAGGGCAAGACGCCGGTGTGTTCGTTCGAGGAACGGGCCGAAGTGTTGTGGGCTTGCCGATATGTTGATGAAGTCGTCGAAAATATTGGCGGCGCTGATTCTAAAGTCACCATCGATGAAGTCAAACCGGATATCATCGCGATAGGTACGGATTGGGCTCGCAAAGATTATTACACTCAGATGGGTTTCGACCAACAGTATCTTGACGATCGCGACATTTCTCTAATCTACGTGCCGTATACGTGGAGCATATCTACAACAGAATTGAAGGTGCGTAGTGCAAATAGTCATAGGAACGACGCCGGATCGGTCTAACTGGTTGGCGGAATGTGCCGGTTCGATCCGTAGGCCGTTTATAGCGGTATCTAACTATGGTTACGAGTTGGGCAAAATCCGTTGGGTTATGGAGAACACCAACATCGAGCGTTTCTTGTTTTTACAGGACTCCGTAATTATTAAGTCTGACGCTTTCTGGGATTTGTTGGAGGGTTATACCGGATCTGTTTCGATAAACCAGGATCCCACATATTACGGTTCTTATATGGGCGTTTACGAGCGCAATATTCTGAAGCATTTGGACTTACCGGTCATGGAAACGAAACGGGACGCTGTGACGCACGAAGTCGATTGGGCGCGGCGTTATATTCAGGTAGGCGGTATCGTGCCGGTTTTGTTCCCGACGCTTAGGGACGGTGAACAATTTGAGGTACATCACGGCAGAATGAACATGGTTATCGAGAACGATTACATCAAAAAATATAAGGGGACGTGGAGTTACGACCAACTATGATTCCTAACTTAATTATTCCTGTTTTGAATCGGTACGACCTTCTACAGCGTTGCCTAATGTCCATCGATTTTCCCGTGAAACATTTGCTGATTGTGGACAACGGTTCTAGCGTCAATCCGATCGCAACGGAGGTGAGCGTTTCCGATTATGTGGAAGTAACAACTTACCTGCCGATGCCTGCGAATCTCGGTGTCGCGGCTTCCTGGAACTTAGGGATAAAGTGTTTTCCGCATGACGACGCCTGGTTTTTCGCGTCGAACGATGTGGAGTTTGGCCCAGGAGCCATTGGGAGGCTCTCAGAGGCGCGTAGCGACGAGATAACCTTGTGCGCGGCCTTTCCCTTCTGGCAAGCGTTTTCGCTCGGCTACGAAGCTGTCAAGCGTATCGGTTTGTTCGACGAAGGGTTCTACCCAGCCTATTTTGAGGACAACGATTATCAGCGGAGGGCGATCCGCGCCGGCGTGAACATCCGCAAGCTCGATATTTTGATTAACCACGACAACAGTTCAACGATTAGATCGTCTTCGCTTTATACGGGCAGAAACGAAGCGACTTTTCGTTCCAACCAAATATATTTCGGCGATAAAGAACTAAACGACGATTACGGTTCGGGATACTGGTCTGTGGAGCGTAGACGGCAGAACTCTTGGGATTAGCCAGGTACAATAAACCTGGAGGCTCATATGGCGATTGTCAACGGTTACGTTTCACTTTCTGAGGTGAAGGCGGCGCTAAGAATCAACGATTCGGCGGACGATGACCTGCTGGAACTTAGTATCGAAGCCGCCTCCCGTGAGATCGATGGTTATTGTGAGCGCGTCTTTTACACAACCGGCGCTACCGCTGTTAGCCGCGTCTACATACCGACCGACAACTTTCTAACCGAAACTGACGATCTAGTTAGCGTCACACAGTTGAAGACGTCATCGACCGGCGACACTTTTGACACAACATGGAATCTCAGCACCGACGTTCAGTTGGAGCCGCTAAATGGTGTCACCGGAGGGTTGGTCCAACCGTATACGCGACTCAGAGCAATAGGCGACTATCTTTTCCCCGTTTGGGATCCGAGGAATGTCAACGCTCACGAAGCGACTGTACAAGTGACCGGTGTTTACGGTTGGGCCAGCGTCCCGAAAGCCATCAAGCAGGCGACGTTGCTTCTTTCTTTACGACAGTTTAAGCGTTACGACTCCCCGTTGGGCGTTGCCGGCTTTGGCGACATCGGTGTGGTGCGTGTCGGCCGCTTCGACCCCGACGTAGAATCTTTGGTTTCTCCTTACCGTAAGGTGCGTATGGCGTGAGTATCGCTGACATTCGGAACGGCATAGGGACAAATCTGCGCACGATATCTGGTTTGCGCGTGACGGAAACTATCCCCGACAACTTTTCTCCTCCGATCGCTGTGATAAGCCTTTCCAATATCCTTTACGACGAGTCCTTCCAAAGAGGCCTTACGCAATACAACTTCGTCGTATCCACGATCGTCGGTCGGGTCGCGGAACGGGAAGCGCAACGCCGCCTAGACACTTACGCCTCCAACGGGTCCGCCTCCGTCAAATCCGCCATCGAAAGCGATCGCACCCTCGGCTCCGCCGCGTATGACGTCCGCGTATCGGAGATGACAAACATCGGTGCGGTACTATTAGGTGGAGATGTAACCTATCTTGCAGCCGACTTTGCTGTGAGTGTGTACGCAGAATAAGGAGAATACTGTGACAAAGTTTGTCGCAACCGACTACAACATTACAATCAACGGCTCCTCGTATAGCACGAGCCTTGCTGCCGTTACTCTTGATATCTCTGCGGAGGAACAAGAAACTACCGCTTTCGGCGGATCGGGTTACCGCACACGCATCGGCGGCCTAAAGGACGCCAGCATTTCGCTGGACTTCCACCAAGACTTCGGATCCGGCGCGATCGACTCAGTTCTGTTCCCCCTTCTGGGTAGCCAGGCAACCGTTGTCGTGAAGCCGACGTCCGGTACCGTGAGCGCGACTAACCCGACATACACCGGTGTTTTCCTTGTGACCGAGTATCAGCCTTTCGCTTCCAATGTTGGCGACCTGGCAACCCTCTCTGTCACCTGGCCTCTCGCTGGAACTGCCGGTATCGTCAGAGGAACCGCGTAACAATGAATCCGATAAACCTACGCATAACCTTCATCGACGGTTCAGAAAATACTGTTACGGCGGTAGCGGCCGATCTGATTGCTTTCGAGGCGAAGTTCGATTTGAGCATCGTCAAGTTGGAATCAGAAATCCGGCTGACTCACATGTTCTTCCTCGCTTGGCACGTCCTGAAACGGACTAGCCAAACCGATGTGGAGTTCGAGAATTGGGCCGAAAGCGTTTCAGCCGTCACCGAGGCTTCCCAAAAAAAATAGCAGGGCTCGGCGAGAGCAGCCTCCATTGGCAAATCGCGGCCTTGGCGGTCGAAACCGGTATTAGTCCGACGGATCTCATCGAGTTAGAGCCAAGAATGTTGTGGACTATGGCCCGTTACGTGGTTGCTCGTTCTCAGCAGATGAACCGGAAGCGGTAAACTGTATCGAGAGGAGTTCGGCCGATGCCCATATATCCAAGTATCGACGCGCAAGGCGTCCGCGAAACAATCGCCGAGCTAAGGAAACTTGACCCTGGCCTTGTTTCGGCCCTCCGTAAAGATATGCGTTCTTCGCTAAAGCCTTTCGCTCAGGAAATCAAAGAAGCGTTGCCGATGACCGCTCCCCTTTCCGGCATGGATCATAACGGCGACACACGTTACCTACCTTCCACAGTCACCGTTTCCCTAACGACCGGCCGCTCAAAGAAGCACCCAACCCTTTCGGCGTTAGCATCGATCCGCGTAACACCTCGGAATAAGAGTCGCGGCCTTTATTTGGCTGAGCTGGCTGGTACTCGCTCTAACGGTTACACGCCACAAGGCCGCAACCTTATCGCTGTCCTAAACGAACGTAGGCAGATGAGGGTGCCGGCCGGCCGTTTCATTTACGACACTTTCCGCCGCAACAAGAACCAGATTTTTGTTATCGCTATTTCTGTTCTCAACAAGCACCTTGACCAAGTAAATGTTAGGTTGTCGCACTAATGCCCGTCGTTATACCGATTCTTTACAAGTCCGATAAGTCCGGCCTTACCCAGGCGGAGGGCGCTCTCGGCGGCTTCAAAAAGAGTCTGCTAGGTATCGGCGCGGCGATCGGTACAGCCTTCTCTGTCACGGCCATAACCAGTTTCGTCAAAGGCAGCATCAAAGCGGCGTCCACGTTGGAAGAATCACTCAACGCTGTATCGGTTTCTTACGGGTCGGCTTCTGCGAGCATCGCAAAACTTGGGGAGGACGCGGCCAGCCGGCTCGGTGTTACACAATCAGCGTTCAACGCGGCCGCTGTAAGATTCTCTGCTTTCGCAAGCCGCGTCGTAGGCGAGGGCGGCAATGTCACCGGCTTCGTCGACGACGTAACTACTCGCGCCGCCGATTTTGCGTCCGTGTTCAACATCGATGTCGCGGAAGCGTTACAAGTATTTCAATCCGGTCTGGCCGGCGAAGCCGAGCCTCTAAAGCGTTTCGGTATAAACCTTCTCCAGTCAGAAGTTCAGGCTTACGCGCTCCGTGAAGGAATTATCGCTGTCGGCCAACAAATGACTGAGGAACAGAAAGTTCAGGCGCGCTACGGCCTTCTCATGGAGGCTACGGCCAATACTGCCGGCGACTTCGCTAACACGTCAGATGGCTTGGCGAACACTATGAGGATTTTGACTGCCACATTTGAGGACGCCAAGGCAACGATCGGCGCGGCGTTACTTCCGGTGTTGGCTTCTCTCGCCCAATCTTTGATTCCGATTGTGGAAGAACTCGCCCCAATGTTGTCGGAGGTTTTTGAGGAATTAGCGCCGACGATCGCTGAACTGGCCGGCGTTATTCCTGGTTTGCTGAGAGCGTTCATGCCTTTGCTACCTGTTATCGGGCGGCTGGCCGAATTGTTTGCCGACGTGCTTATCGCTGTCTTACCGGTGTTCGTCAATTTGATGGATTCACTAATCCCGATAATTATGATGGTCGTGGACGCTATCATGCCGATTATCGAGATGGCGTTACCGATTTTCGTTCGCCTACTAGAACTAGCGATGGCGGTTCTTTTGCCAATCATCGAAGGTGTCTTACCGATCCTCGTAACTTTGTTTGAAGCGCTCGCGCCGACAATCCTGGAAGTTATCGAAGCGTTCCTGCCGCTTATCGAAGAACTTATGCCGCTCTTTATGTTGGGTATCGAACTGATGCTCCCAGTTTTGCAGTTGTTCGCCGATATGCTCGCCGTCGCGTTACCGGCCGCGTTCGATTTGTTTCAATCGCTCGGCTTGGCACCATCATTGGAAGCGACAGCGACGTGGGCTAACGGGTTGGGTGAAATCGTCAGCGGAATCAGGGTTTTCTTTATCGACGCTATGAACGGTGTTATCACAGCGTTGAACACGGCGGCGAACACGTTTATTCGCGCCAT